TGTTGGATTATTTATTATTAGTTGAAAAACTTGATGAAAATGATATATTTACAAACCGAAACGATGTTCCGGAAATTTGGTATAATGACAAAACATATAAGCGGCGCAGACACTATGTTGATTTCTATATTAAATCTCAAAATAGATGTATTGAAGTTAAATCTACATTTACAAATCAAGAAAAAAATAATGTTTTCGAAAAACAAAAAGCAGCAAAAGATTTAGGATTAAAATACGAAATTTGGATTTTTAACAAAGAAGGTGATCTTTTAGATAAATATATTTAAATCTAATTGTAATATATATTATGGCAAAAAATAGACACACAAGAAATAAGAGACAAAGAAGACCTCGTCGTAGAACAATGAAAGGCGGTAATGGGAAAGACGCTTTAAGCGATATTCCATCTGTCAATCTCCTAAACTTAGATATACCTGATATTCCACATGATGATGATGATGCACATGAGTTAGATATGAGTGATATTGATTTAAATCTAAGCGACAATACTCTAAGTCAGAATAACTCATCTATGTCTCTAGGTCCAATGAATCCAAATGAATTAAATATTAATGAGTCATCTATGACTCTAGGTCCAATGAATCCAAATGAATTAAATACAAGTAATATCAGTGTAAATACAACATTACCTGATGAATCTTTCGGTGGAAAAAGACGTAGAAGAACCTTAAAAAAAAGACGCGGTAGAAAAACACGTAAATATCGTGGAGGAGGTATGCGTTTTGGTAATGGAGTAGGCGCTAATAGTAATGACCCGAATTATTCTATTTATAATACCAATATGCTAAAGCTTTTCCCTTACAAAGCAAACTAATTTATGTTTTGATCGGACCAATTTATGATTTAATTTACTACATAAATCATAAATATTATACCGTTATAAATATTATACCGTTATAAATATTAGTCATAAATATTACACAGTTGGTATAAATTCCCAATTTAATTCAACACAAATTTTTTTCCATATTACATCTTGTTCCATACGTTTTTCTGGATCTTTTAACATTGGAAAATGCTCCAAATATTGATTTTCACCCAAAAGTTCACATAATTTATATGCCGTATAGTAATAATTTAAAAAATTAACACGATCATCCGGGCAAAATTTAGAATAAGGAGATTGTAATTCGATAAATAAATTACAAAGAGTTTCTTCAAGTTCTGGTGACATAATAGGTGGTTTAATTCCTAATTTATCTTTAATAAATGGTATATGTTCGTAATATTTATTATATCCTAATTTCTTAAGTATTTCTTTAGTTTTCACATTAGTAATTTGATGTATTGAAATTCTCTCTTTTTTAATTTGCAACTTAATATTTTCAATAACATCAGGAGGAATTTGTGTTGTTTCTTTACCTTGAAATTGAGCGAGTATTTCTTTGAAATGATTTATACGTTTGTACGCATAGAAACATACTTCTTTTGGAGGCTCTTTATACGATGGTTTTTCATTCTCAATAAGATAAGGAATACTTCTCGAACATATATTACAAATCAATATTCCGTCTTCTTCAAGAGGTATTAATTCTCCTTTATGACAAAATTGACATATATCGGTTTGATAAACAAAATTATTAATATCCAAAAAATCGTCACTCACATTACTCAAATATTTTAAAACAATATTATTATTATCTTTTTGAATTACATTGGCTTCGTTATCAATTTCATCCTTTATTTTAAAAAAATTACTAACAGCTTTTGATTTATTTGTAACAGTTTGTGATTTTACACCAGTTGAAATGTTTTTTTTATTTTCAAAATATTCAAATATATATTTTGAATTGTCAAGTAAATAATCCTTTTTTTTATTTTTTCGCTCTTTAATACTTTCCTTTAATTCAATTATACGATCATTTATTTCCAATTTATCTTCAATATTTAATTCGTCTTCATTTTCAAGGAGCTTTTTATTTAATTCAGCTATTTCAATTTTATTATCTAATATCGTATTCTCATCTTTTGAAAATTCATTTAAAAATTCCTTATGCTTAATATCTAGTGTAATGGCTGATTTTTTATTGAATTTTATCTTTTTATTTGATTTTGGTTTAAAAGATGGCATGACCCTTTTAATATTTAAATGGATATTTATTTAATTTATAATATAGAGAAATTATTTATTTAAATTTTTGTATTAATTTAAAATTTATTTTATTTGTTTAGCAATTTGTGTATTTTCGTAGTATTATAAATTATTTTATTACTTATTTCAAGTAATAAGTTTAAAGATAATTAAACTTTTATACAATTAATTTAATGGAATTTAAAATCAATCTTGACTCATTCAAAGATTTAGAAAATGAAGAATTTAAAGTTGACGCAATAAAATTCCAAAAAATGCTTCTACTTTATAATTCTATCGAGCAAGGTTGGTCTGTTAAAAAGCGAGGTGAGTCGTATATATTCTCAAAAAGCCATGAAGGTAAAAAAGAGGTACTAGAAGATGGATATTTATTAAAATTTATGAACGCCAATTTAGACTTAAATAAAATTTTTCATAGATAAAAAGCAGAAAATTCGAAAAATAGAAAATTAATTAATTTTAATTATTTAAATTAATTAATTTAATTTCCAAAAAATTTTTTTCTTTAGCCATATTATAAAATGGGAGGTGGATTAATGCAACTCGTCGCTTATGGTGCTCAGGACGTATACCTTAAAAGCCTGTAGGGTAGAAAAACGTCGGGGAATATCAAAAAAATAAGATATTCATAAACCCATTTGTGGATTCTTTAGAACCACTGACGTTAATTAGGGAAATTAAACATTGCTTAATTAGAATAACCCTAGTGAGAAAATCAAACTGCTTGAAACCCCTAAAGCTTATTCTACTAAGCAACTTTTGAGAGAAAGGTGTGGCCAAGAGAAAAAACTTGGGTATAGTGATAATGAATAAGATGATCTTAGGTGTATAACCTAATTGAAATGGGCAATGAGCATCCAAGCTTCATTAAAATCTAGTTTTAAAACAATATAAATATAAACGCATTATTATTATTAATGGAAAATAATTCAGAAATATTAACAAAAAAATGCGGTAAATGTCAAAATATTACAGAAATCAATAATTTCAGAAAATATCATGAAAATAATAGGTATTCCAATGTATGTAAAAAGTGCTCGAATGATATGGATAAAATACGAAAGCAAAATCTAAGAAAAATAAAGGCGGAAACTTTTATTGTTAAATGTGAAAAATGTAATGAAGAAAAATCTTTAAAAAATTTCGCAAAACTCAAAAAGTTTTATAAAAAAAAAATTTGTCTATCTTGCTATCCATCATTTTTGACAGAACAAAAAACGGAGTGGTGTAGAAAAGCACATAATACAAATATGAACTACAGAATAAAAAAATCACTAGCTGCCCGTTTAAGATGTGTTCTAACCAAAAATACATCCACTATGAATTACATAGGTTGTAATATTCAGTATTTCAGAGAATGGTTGGAGTATAATTTCACTGAAGATATGAATTGGGATAATTATGGAACATACTGGTCTATAGATCATATTATACCGGTATGTAAATATAATTTGACTGTTGAAGATGATAAATTAAAGTGTTGGAATTGGTCTAATATGATGCCAGTGACTATAAATTACAATTCAGCAAAAAAAAATATTGACATTAATCAAATAAATTATATTGTTAAAAGACTAGAAAAATTTAAAGAAGAAGGTTCAACGACTAAATGGTTTTCGGAAGAATTTATAATAACTTCGCAAATAGATAATTTAAATTTGAATTCTTCATAAGATATAGTCTAATCCTTATCGAAAGATAAGGTAGAGGAAATGTACAGGTAATCCTCAAATTACTTTCTGGAAAGTTACTTATCGTAGATATACTAACTTTGCCATCGAATCAATCGAACAAACATTCAACGGTCAAGCTGATTTCGGACGTCGTGTCCAATGTGTGATCTCCAGAAACGGAGATCTTGCTTACCGCACTTATTTGCAAGTTACTCTTCCTGAGATCAACCAACTTATGGGTCTCGGAAACTACACCAGTGGACAAAACACAGGTGTTTATGCCCGTTGGTTGGACTTCCCTGGTGAGCAATTGATCGCTCAAGTTGAAGTCGAAATTGGTGGTCAAAGAATCGACCGTCAATATGGTGACTGGATGCACATCTGGAACCAATTGACCATGACCTCTGAACAACAACGTGGATACTTCAAGATGGTTGGTAACACCACTCAACTTACCTTCATCACTGATCCTTCTTTCTCTGATGTTGAATCACCTTGTGACTCCTTGGCTCCTCGTCAAGTTTGTGCCCCAAGAAACGCTCTTCCTGAAACCACTTTGTATGTTCCTCTTCAATTCTGGTTCTGCACCAACCCTGGTCTTGCCCTTCCTTTGATCGCTCTTCAATACCACGAAGTCAAGATTAACCTTGATATCAGACCTA